GCGAAATAGAGAGTGCCTATGGCGGGGAGCCAGATCAGGGCGATTGCCTTGAGAATGTCGTATACCTTGTTCGAGAGTTTCATGTTTTTTCCTCCTTTAGTTGTTGTGTGCTTCAAGCCTGTCCAGCCGGTGGTGGGCGCTTTTCGTGCTTTCCTCCACACGAGCCACGCGGAGGTCTATGTCCTCAATTTTGGTGGCCTGCGCCCGCATATCGAGTTTAATATCGTCCACGCCGCGTTTGATGTAGTCCACGTCCGATTTGAGCGCGGTGTCAATGGCGGTGTCGCGTGTCGCCGCGTCAATCGCGTCCTTTCTTGCGGTCTTTATGTGGGCAAGCCAGCCCAGCAAAATGCCGCTCAGTCCCGTTACTATTGCCCATATCCATTCCTTGGTCATGGGTGCTCCTCCTTATTTTTTTAGTGTGCCTACATAGATTTTGCCGTCCACGGATACGGTAGCCTGCAACGCCTCCGGCAGTGTGGCGGCGTAGTCCTGTGCAAACCGCCGTATCGCCTCAATGGTGTTTTTACCCGCTATGCCGTCCGCGTCCCCCGCGTCATAGCCCAGAGCGTTGAGTGCGGTTTGCAGGGCTTTGATGTCGTCCCCCCGCATCATGGGCGAGGTGAGTTCGATTTTCTTCGGCGCGGCGGGCACTTCCTGTTCTGGCTCGTCCTCCTTCGCAGCGCCGGATATGATGTTCCAGCGCCCGTATTCGTTCCAGTAGGCTGGGCCGGAGGCGTTTATCCCCCGGAGCACAACGCCGTCGTCGCGGCCCTTGGATTCGATAACCTTATCGCCGCCTATGTATACGCCAACGTGGTAGATGTATTTATACGTTCCGCCGCCGGGTTTATCCTTGTCCCGGTATCTAAATACCAGGTCGCCGGGCCGAAGCTCGTCCCGGTGTATCCGCTTGCTCCTGGAGTACATTGTCCGGCTGTTTACCCTGCCGGACAGTCCTTTTGCCATTAAAAATCCGCATATAAGGCCGGAGCAGTCAAAGGCGTACAGCGGGTTTTTCCCGGCCTTTTGCATGTACCTTATGGCCCGCTCCGCGTTGGTGCTCGATGTCTCCTTATTCCGTATCCATTTTTCGGGGTCGCTCATGTCGGTAAGGCACTGTCCCCTCGCGCCCCAGACGTATGCGTCCCCGAGGTGCTCGCCGAGGTAGGATAAAAACTGTTGTACCAGTGTCATCTGCGTTTACCTGCCACCGCGAGGCCGAACCCTATCAGGGCTATGGATACCGCATATGCGAGGACGGAGGCGCCGCCGGTCTTGGGTATCACCACGGGATTTTTTGCAATGGGCTGTTCGGCGGGCTGTGCGGCGTTAAAATAATAGGTTTTGCTTACAGTCCTGTTTTTCTGCATGGCGTTGTAGAGTTCTTCGGCGGTGGTGGCGTTGTCGTATGCCTTGTCCTTGACGGTTATACGGAGGGCGGCGGGTCGGTAACTATGCCGCTCAGGTAATATGTTCCGGCCTCCAATCTCAGGTCGTTTGCGTCCAGCTTTACGCCGTCCAGCTCGATTATAAGCTCCATATCGGTCAGGTCGAAAAACCGGGGTATGCCCAGGTCAACCTTGAGCGAAAATAGCTCATTATTGACGTAGGTCTTGGATACTGCCTTGCCGGTTTGGTAGTCCAGCGCGGTTATATCCAGAGTTACGGGGTCTGCGGCGTAGGCTATGGTGCAGAGGCACAGCATGAGCATTACCGCGAGGATACAAGTGATTTTTTTCATAATGTTTTCCTTTCTTTTTAGAGTTTTATGCAGCGGTTCTCGAACTTCTTGTATGTATCGAGGTACACTTCGTTCTTGTCACCGTTGTAAGTGACCTCATAATACATACCATCGGGGAGTGTGGTGGATACCAGTGTCTTCCAATTCTGGAGGGTCTTGCAGTGCCAAACAACATAGGTATCAGTCATGTCGATCTCTATGCCGTCCGTCTTGTCGAGGTGCTCGTTTACATAATCTCTCACGATTTCACGAGCTTTGAGTGTGTAGTCCATAATTCTTTTCCTTTCTATTTTTTTAGTACCGTATCGGTACAATTTTTGAACCAATTTAACTTGCCGGGGATTGTTCGGGATTTCCGAACAGTCAGACGTTGCTTTGCTTTTTAACTTGCTTATAACTTGCGATTAACTTGCGACCTCTGTCCACTTGGTACTGCCCGCCTTGGGCTTGTAGACGGTGGACTTGATGTGCTGCTCGGTGCATTGCCACGTTTTGCCGTTGTAGGTAACTATGGTGTCTACCTCAATCACCGTGCCGTCCTCGATGTCGCCCCACGCGGGATAGGTCACGGTCTGCACCGCCCAATATGTGCCGAGGTTTGCGGCAGGGGGCTTGTTGCGGCTGTATTTGAGGGCGACATATCCCTCGACCGTATCCCCGGCTATATAGCGGGTCTCAGCGTCCCACGGTGCGCCCTGCGTGGGGGTGGGGGTAAGCCCCGCCCGCGCCGCCGTCAGCATCTCCGCAAGGTCGGTCTCTATCTCCGCCTTACGCGCGGCGACAAGCGCCATAAGCTCACTGCGCGTCATTCACATTCACCCCCAGTTCCACAAGCGCATCTATATAGTCCTGTGTGGTGGCCTGCGCCTCATGCTCCGTCCAGCTCTGGACTATCTCTGCGCCGTTGTCCTCCCACGTTTCGGTATAATAAAAGCCCTCCTTTGAGGGCATGGGGGAACGGGTCACGGGCTTATAGCCCAGCTCCTTTATCGCCGCGTCGTCATTGGTGGAGAGGTGCGCCCCTGCGGGGTGCGTCACACCGTTGATTATAAGCGGCGATTGCAACTCAACCGGCAGGCGTAAATATTCGGGATACCCGCCCACCAGCTTGGCATAGTTTGTGTTTAGCATTGTTTTCTCCTTTAAGCTAACAATTCTAATTTAATAAGATAACCCAAAATTCGACCATAATAGCCATAAAATTCACCCTTGAAATAATACTCGCCACGTAAGCCGGATATATCGCACTCTAATATTTGTATTTGCGCGTTTAGCTGAATGTGAACATAAGCATCACAGCCTCCGTCAAGATATCTTTTGCTTCTGTCCACTCCAAAGCCCACAATATTGCTATTTACGGCGCTTTGCGCACTTGTTGTTGGCTGAAGAGTGATTTTTGCTGTTTTATATGGTGTCAGGTCTAAAGTATTCGTGCTTGCCCCGTAACAATACATTTGACTTCCAATAGATGAGGGATTTGTAGAAAATCTCATCTTGCCATCAACATTCGCTATCGCACCATAGCCCGAGATATAAGTCAAATCCTCGTACCCTTGCCATATACCATTTTCAAAAGCAACTAAATCTTTTTTCGCCATCATCATTCTGCGCCGTAAGGCAAACTGCAAGGGTATCATAGCGCACAGGCGCTTTTTATTTTACGGAGGCTGCCCCCCCCGATAGAATTATTTTACGCATAGTGGCACTCCTTTTTATTCTTGCCATGCTACATAATTGTAAATACCGGCAAACAAATCATTAGTATCACGATAGCTGGACGTGTTTGGCGGTCTATATTGATATGTGTTACTTGTCATTGTGACACCATCATCTGTAAATGACAGAGAGGTCAATTGCGCATATAATGTATTCGCGTAATAATTGCGGCTCACCTGAGAATTATCATAAACTGCAAGTACACGCTGATTATCTGCTGAACCACTGATACCGACTATCGCCACATGGTCAGGCCGAAAGTTCAATCCGCTAATCGTAAGTGTTTTATTGTTGCTTCCATTTACCGTTCCCGTTGCTATATTTTTCGCCTTTGCCATGTTGCCCATCAACCTCCTTCGTAGCATAGCTATCATGCGCTCACAACCTCCTGTACTGCCCACACGCCGTTGTATACGTCAAATTCATAGGTCTTATTCGCCTCTATTGCGGGAGCCGCGCCTAAATAGTTCGCCCCGCTCACAAACGACACCGCAACCGAGGCCGCCGTGCTGAATGTGCCGTGCGCCCAGCCGGAGGCGGGCGGGGTAAACACGTATGTACCCACAGGAGAGGATACGTTATATATGGTGTTTGCCGTCAGCGCCGCGCCGCTGGCGGGGAGGGAGGAAGCCATAACAGGCGGGGTCAGGTAGTCCGTGCCGTCTGCGGCCTGTGCCACTTTGCCGCCCGCGCCCTTGAGCAGGCCGTTAATGTTGGTCGCGGTGTCGGCGGTTATCTCGTTGGGGCCTGCGGGGCCCTGTTCGCCCTGTGTTCCCTGTGCTCCCTGCGCGCCCGTGTCGCCCTTTTCCCCCTGTGGGCCTTTGATGCTGACGCTTGCGGGGTTATCCAGTCCGCCGTTGTTGCTCCACGATATAACGCCTTCGGCGGATACCGAGGGGGTAAAGTACGGGCCGGTGTCGCCCTTCGCGCCGTCCGCGCCCTTGGGGCCTTGGATACCCTGTTCGCCCTTGGGGCCAGTATCGCCCTTCGCGCCGGGGTCGCCTTGCGCGCCTTTTTCGCCTGTGGCTCCTTTTTCGCCCTGCGGGATGCCGAACTCAAAATCAAATACCTTTGCGGTGTCCGCGCCGCTTGCCGTTACCTTTACGGTGGCGGCGGCTCCGGCGGTGAGGGTGGTTGCCGTGGCGGTAGGTGTGCCAAACCCTGCGGCTGTGCCGGGGTCGCCCTTCGCTCCGGGGTCACCCTTGGCTCCCTGCTCTCCTTGTATGCCTTGTTCGCCTTGTATGCCCTGCAAGCCCTGTGGGCCTTCGGGGCCTTGGATACCTTGTTCGCCCTGTATACCCTGTTCGCCCTGTGGCCCCCGTATATTGATTGTGGCGGGGTTTTCCAGCCCACCGTCATTACTCCACGATAAATCGCCGTCAGCGGTCACAGAGGGCGTAAAGTGCGCTCCTGCGGGGCCTCGTTCTCCCTTGTCTCCGGGGTTGCCTATAAGCCCTTGTATACCCTGCTCACCTTTGGGAACGCCGAACTTAAAGGTGAACACTTTTGCGGTATCTGCGCCGGAAGCTGTCACCTCTACAGTAGCGGGGGTTCCCGCGTCAAGGGTGGTCGCCGTGGCGGTGGGTGTGCCGAATCCGGCAGCTTCGCCCGTGGGGCCTTGTTCTCCCCTTGCGCCCGTATCACCTTTCGCGCCGGGGTCTCCCTTGGGGCCCGTATCGCCTTTAGGGCCAGTAGGGCCTTGCTCGCCTTTTGCGCCCTGCAAGGGGCCGTTGTTTACCCACTTGGAATTTACGCCGTCCCAGATATATATATCATACGGTTCGCCCGCGCCCACGCCGTAAGCGTCGCCAGCGGAGGGGTTAGATACTCCGGCCTGTAATGCGGAGAGGGAAGCGTAATAGCCTAACACGGCAAATCCTTCGCCCGTGTCGCCCTTCGCCCCCTGTGCGCCCTGTGGCCCCCTTATATTGACTGTGGCGGGGTTATCCAGCCCGCCGTCATTACTCCACGATAAATCGCCGTCAGCGGTCACAGAGGGCGTATAGTGCGCTCCTGCGGGGCCTCGTTCGCCCGTGGCTCCCGTATCCCCCTTTGGGCCCGTTTCTCCCTTGTCTCCGGGGTCGCCTTTAGGCCCTTGGATACCCTGCTCACCCTTGGGGCCAGCGGGGCCCGTTTCTCCTGCGGCTCCCGTGTCGCCTTTATCGCCTTTCTTGCCTTCGGGGCCTTGGGGGCCGACGGGGCCTGGAGTGCCGTCCTGCCACGCCGAGCCGTTTGCGGTTCGAGTGAGTACCTGCCCTGGCGTTCCGCCCGCCGGCAATCCCCCGCCGCCGGATCCGCCGCCGCTCTGCGCCGCCTCGTTTATGGCCGCTACAAGGGTATTCTTGTCCGCGGTGGTCAGTTCGTCCATGTCGCCGATTTTCGCAAGGAGTTGTTCGTACTGTGTCAGGGATATATCCGGCAGTTCGCCATCCGCAGCGCCGAATGGCAGTACGTCAAACCATACCGGGCCCGCCGTCACGCGGCTGTCGGCCTTTATGCCGGATAGTTTCAGTTCCCAGCGTCCTGCGGTGAGGTTTATTCCCTGCTCTGCAGTGATTTCGCCACTTGTGAGCTCCGCGGTTATGGTCTTATCTCCGCATACAAAATAGGCCGTGATAACGCGGCCCTTCCAGTCGGCGTCAAACGCAAATTTTGCAGTCAGATAGTTTATGCTGTCCGCCACTACAATGGGTGTGCGCAGCATAAGCCTCTGCCCGCGTATAATGCCTGTAAGCATAGTCGCCCTCCTACAGTTTGTATTCTATGACATAAGTGCCGGATATTTTATTCACTTTTACCCGGTCGCCCGCTTTCAACGAGAGCGCGGCGTTATATTTATAGCGTTTCTGCGTAGCGGTAGTTTCTCCGTCAAATTTGAGCGTGGCTTTGCCGCCGGACACCGCCACCACGGTGGCAAATTTCGCCGCTGATGGCCTGCGCTTTTGTAAAAACAGTGCTTCCTGCTCCTGATATATCACACGAACACCACCTTTTTTGCCTGATGCTCCATAAGCGCGCCCGGTCGTATTTCTATTTTCCAATCGGTTTCTTCGTACACGCCTACCAGCTCCCCGTTATACAGCGCGATAACATCTCCTACGCCATGGGCCGGGTTTACGGCCGTGTAAAATTTGATTTTTTGCGTTGTAAACATGGATTTCACAGCAAGATTATCCGCGTATTTTTGCAGCGCCGTCTGGCTTGCTATATTATCCAGTTCAACCGGCGTCGCCAATATGCGCCGCCCCCTGCGTACCGTGGACAAAGCGGAGATCATGCTGTCATTTATGCCCGTTGCGGTCATGGGGTTGTCATAGTCAGGGTTAGATACGTTGACGATGAAAACGTTGGGGGCCTCATATATGTCCATTTCCTCTGTGTATTCCGGGGCGATAATACTATATTCGTCGTCCCGATACTCCCGGTCTATGTTGGAGCTGGACGGAGCCTCGTACCTTTCAAGGCGGGCTACCCCATCAAAATCAAACCAAACATCCGAAAAGTTTATTTCGGACAGCAGTGCATTGATGATGGTGAGATATTCCGTTCCTATTTCCCAATCCTCACGGTCTGTGGCAAGAGTGTCCTCGCAATCGTCCATCCGTATGCGCGGTATTCCGGCGTCCCGGATAAGGCTCTGTATCGCAGTCATGTATGGCGTCCCCGCCGCAATATAATACCGGGTCTCGGTTTTGGTCTGTTTGAGCCTCAGTGCCCGATCGTATGCCTCTATGGTGTCCTCGTCCTTGCCGTATTTAGTGTGTTTGGTGGTCAGCGTGCCCACCATGTATATGCCGAGAGGATACTCTATGCCGTCCTTGATGTAATACGGCCTTATTTCATCGTTTAGATAATCCACATTGTCGTTATGCTCGAACACGCCGTACATGGAGGTCTTTATTTCGCCGTCGGCAGCCATGGTGACGGTGGGATAGTCATCTCCCACCGCCGTCAGATTGTGCTCTGTAACAGCCCCGTTGCGTATCACCTCAAAGCGGCTGGCTATTATACTCAGTGTATCAGTCATACTCTATCCTCTCCATGTTGTCCGTCTGCTGTATGCTGCACGAAAATGCCCTGAAAAACTGGTCTATGCTCAGCTCAAAGCCCATCAGCGGGCCGGTGCACAGGCAGCCGTGCTGATCTCTGTATATCACGGTCTTGCCCAGCAGTCCCTCAAAAGCCGCTGCCTGCGCCGCATCGTTAAAAGCAGCGTTAAAACTGTATATTTTGGTTATTTGCTGCGAGGTCTCAGCCACGGGATACCGCCGCCCGGCGTAAAACTGATACGCTACATCCTGATACGCCGACACGCCCAGCGGGCTATTCTGCGCGGTGGAATATTCCAGCCGCAACCATTGCATTTCACCCAGCGCCGCTATCTCCGGCGCGTCTACCGAAAGCGTGACCGTGACCTCATTGGACATGGAGTAACTGTCTCCAGCAACGCCGCGCACTTTATATTTGTGCGTCCCTATGGCCATTTGATCGGAGTATGTGTGTGCCGTGGTTTTTGCTATTGGTATGTCATCGCGGTAGATATAGTAAGTTTTGTGATCCGTTTCCGTCCACGCAAGGGCCGCTTTTTCGCCGCCCGCGGCAAAAAGTGTTATTGGCGCGCCCGGGGTGTTGGCAACGGTAAATTCAGCCGTTCCCCAATCGCTCCAAAGGCCGTATTCGTTCTGTATCCGCACCGCGGCTATGTGCGCGCCATCATTCAGGTATTCTTTAACCTTATACTGCCCGTCAGTGCTGTAAGCGGTGTGCAATACTGCATTGTCGATCTTTATTTGATAGGCAAGCTGCCCCTCGCCGGTCCATGTTATTTCCGGCCTCGGGCTTGAGGTAGCATATACCGTTGGAGTCGGCGGTTTGCCCTGGGCCGTAAATGACGCTTCTTCGCTCCATGCGCTAACTTGATTGTTTGCGTTCGTGCAGCGCACGCGCCATTTTACGATGCCTGCGGCAAAAGTGTTTGGAGGTATATTTACATTAGTATTTGCCGATTCTGCGGAGGCCAACGCAGTCCAATCAGCGTGAGATGCGTCCTTATATTGCAGTTCGTATTTTTTCTGTGCTAACCCCTCACGGCTTGCGTATGTCCACTCAAAATTTATCGTGTCCCAGCTTCCGGCGTATGTGTTTTTCGGTTTTGTCGTTGTTACGGTTATTTCGTCGTTCGGGAGCAAACCCTTTATGAAGTAGTCGCCGTATTGGTTTTGGTCGTCTTCCAGTTGTGTTGATTGGGGGATTACAAAAGCGGGAACAACCCCGCCCGAGCCCGAGGGGCGGTAGCTGAAGGAGGAGCCGACCGCGTTGACGCTCCACGCGCCGTCAGAGGAGTTCTGCGAAGAAAGCCACCAGAGGGTCGATGCGCCCCCCTTTTTCTTTATGCGCCTGTTGTTGCTGGTGTAATATTGGAGAGCTTTGCCCTCCGCAACTCCGCTGTTATTGCCAAAGCCCGCCATGGTGTAGGTCAGGGCGAACATCTTGCGGGTTATGCTATTGCTGCCTTTGAGAGCAAAGGTAACATTCATCATTTTTTCGCGCAGCGTTTGCGGGAAACTGTTGAATATCGTATTTTTTATAAGGTTATCCAGTGTTCCGTCCGGGTATAGGGTCGAGTTTCCAAACTCCGATTCTTCGTATGCATTTTTGTATACCAGCACCACGCCTCCGGATACGAGGTTATTTTTATCCGCCACCTCGCATCGCCTGTTTTCTTCGGTGCCTACCGGGATGAGTATTGTTGCCCCGAGCGGCAAATCTGCTAATGTCGCCATATGTTATCCTCCGTACCCCATCCGCACGCTGCGTCGGTAGTTGTTCGCCATGTCAATGAGTTTTTGTATGTCGCTTATCTGCGACATATCAACTCTGATATTAAAGGTGTCGCCGCCCACGCTGCGGCTCTCTTGATTATTCAACACTCTGCTCCCCTTCGGTAAGTCTATCAGTTCCGGCCCGTTTTCTCCCACCCAAGTCAGGCCGCCGCGCCAGTTGTCGGTGCCGGCGGCGTTGCGGCCCGCCCTGCCGCTTTTATAGGCAGAATTGCTGTTTTCGTATATGAGGCGCTGCCTCATGTCTCCCAGCGTCACGTCGCCGCTCAAAATTTCGATCAGACTCGTTATCGCCTGGCGAAAACCGCCCTTAAGATTTGTGGTTAGGGTATCTATCTTCCGGCTCATATTTTCCATGTTTTTCTGCGATACCTCATCCATGACATAGCCCATTTCCTCGGCCGCTTCATACCATTGTTTAATCCCTTCTTTCCCCTCATTAAGGATCGGGTTAAGCTTAATGCCGGATTCGCCAAACAGTTTCATTGCAAGATTATTGCGCTCTATGCCCTCCTCCATATCTGCGAGGGAGAATATAACGCGCTGATATATCTCATCCATATCTCGCATATTGCCGTGTGCATCTTTGATTGGCACTTTGAGTTTTCGAAAAGTTTCCGCGAGCTCTTCGTCTCCCTCTATTGCGGCCTGTACGTTTTTGCCGAGGTCCTTTGTCGTGTCCACTATGGTGTCCAGTGAGACGCCCACCATGCCGCCCGCATATTCCAATTTTTGCAGTTGCTCGGTGGATATGTTGCTTATATCACTCAGTTCCTGCAATTTCTTGTTATATTCAAGGGTCTCTTTGCCAAGGTTGATAAACGCCCCCGCCACCGTACCCAGCGTGCCGGCAACCCCGAGCATGGTCAAATCAACGTCGCCCAACGTGTCGTCGAGTTCGCCGAGCCCCTTAGGTAGTTGTATGCCCGTTACATCGCCAAGTCCCTCAAACAAGCCGTTGAGCAGCTCCGTTGCCTGGCCCGTCCCCTCCTCTGCGTCTTTCGCATCCTCCAGCGCCTCGGTGTTGTTTTCGAGGGCGTGCTGTGATTTTATGAGAGCAGCCTCCGTTTCCGTGACTGACTTTCTCATGGCTTGTGTGCGGCTGTCGGTCTCGCCGTATGCATTGGCGAGGTCTAAAAGGCGGGCACGTTGGAGGTCGAGTTTATCGTTAAGGCCCTTGGTTACGTCCGCAAGGTTTTCGTTCGTCGCTGCCAGCGCCTCTACGCTGTCCTCATCGTCCTCGTATTGCGCCGCCAGTTTTTTAGCCTCCGCCCGTGTCTGGCTCAAGCCGCGTTCTATTTCCTTGAGTGCGTCCTTGTACTCCTTGTCTCCCGCGCTCTCCCATTTAGTACTGATGGTCGGCATTACTGTGCACCTCCCAAAAAATAAGCGGACAGGCTAAAGGGTTCTTCTTTCTTTGCCGGTCCGTTTTTGATTTCGCTATTTTTTTTTGCTATGGCTATCACCTTGCGCGGCGTCGCCGATTTCCAAAAATCTTTCTCGCTTTGATGCAAATACACTACCCATATAGTCAAATACCACGCAAAATCTATAGGTTGGGGTTCTGCGTGGCGTTCAAGTTTTTTTCCTCGTCCTCGTTTTTCTCTTTTTTTATCAGCGCGGAGCTCACCAGACAGGTTATTATATCGCTCAGTTCCCGCGTCGCGGCGGGCAAGGTGGGCAGTTTGCGGCCCACCTCCCTCACTTCATAACGTTTAGTTGATCCGATGCTGTCGAGATAATCATTGATCATGGCGGTCAGAAATACTATATTGGCCTGAAGGGTTCGCCGTTTTTCCAGCGCGCGCCCGAAGTTGCCGTCAAAATACTCCTGTACATCCGCCAGCACGTTCATGTTGCAGCAGAGGGTCATTTCCATGCCGTCAAACGTATACGGCGCAGTTTTTAGCCTAATGTCCATTCGACGCTCCTTTAAATGGTCGCGCCAAAGCAAAGGCTAATCCACGATTTTGCATCTGCTTCGCTGTCAAGCGTGGCCACTTCGGACAGTTTGTTGTCCTCGCTATCATCGCCGAGGAATTCGCCGGTCGTAGTAGGCGTCTGGAATGTGATGGTGTTTTCCTTCGTTTTAAACGTTCTGCTCGGGGGGCCGAAAAGCACCTTGTATACAAATACGGCGGTGAACTTATTAACGCCGTCTATCATGTCCGGGGCATAAAAGCCCATGCCTACGTATTTGGCAATATCCTTAGTGGTGCTAAGCAGGCTCTTTACATCTTTGTTCCCGTTCAGTGTGCGTGTTTTTTCGCTCGCTCCGTACATCAGTTTCTGTGCTGCGTCAGGTATATATTTTACGCCTATGCTGACGGTACCGCCGGTTGCGAGTTTTATGTATTCTGCAAGTCTGCTTTCTGAGTACAGGCGTCCCTCTGCAAAAGTGAGTTCAAGCTGCGCCGTCATGGCCTCACCCATGGATATCGGTGTTTCATAGGTTACCGTTCCGTCGTTATTTTTGTATTCGCCAATTTTTATACCTCTCAGGTCTATCGTAGGCATTTATTTCAGTCCTTTCTCTTTTAAAAAGTTTAGAATTTTTAGTTCCAGCCGAGGCTGGAATATCTCAATCGCTTTTTGTTCCGCTTCAGTCCAAAACCGGCTACCCACAAGGTTCGAGCGCCCGTAATTGAGTACGAATGCTATATATGCGTTTCCGGCATATTTTTTTCGTTTGCTGCCAGGCGGGCCTGAATTACTGCCCGTTGCGGTCACCTCTATATACGGGCTGCCATCGCGTTTTTTCTTTTTGAATGTTTTTATAGACCGCCGGAGTGTGCCGGTGCGAATATGGTTGTGCCTTTCAATGTTTTTTTCAATTTCTTCCTTCGTGATGTCTGCGGCCTCTTGGGCCAGTTCTATGTTGAAATCCTCTACGCCATCTATTACGCTTCTGAGTGCAAGGCCAACTTCGTCGAGCCCTTCTATTTCAAACTTAGCCATATATGCCGCCCACGCCTACCGCCGTCATGGCGATATGGTATAATTCTGTATCCGTCTCATATATTTCCGTGTCAACGGAGCAATTCCAGCCCGCCGCAGCGAGTTTGTTTTTTATATCATCAACAGCAGTTTCAAACGGAGGATTATCAGTGTAGTAATCTACAGCATACATCACTCCAGTTTCTTTTTCCACGCCGTCTGCGTACAGTATCGCAACCTGGCCCATGCATTGATATGTGATGTAGGTGCGTTGGTCACCCATATAAGGCGGGTGGCATATGGTGTATCCATCCTTGAGTATCTCCGCTATGGTCATGCCGTCACCACCCTCTGAACCTTAATCTCCAAAAATTCCCGGCGGTCTCCGACATTATCTATGCTGATGATCTCGTAAGGCTCGGCATCCCGCTCATGCCATATGCGGCACTCGACGGTCACAAGGGGCGAGTAGCGCATGGTTATGGTCGCGGGCTGCCGCAAGTGCAGTTCTTCCGCCTGATATACCTCCGTACCGTGGGCATTCACCCACTTGCACCACACGGGGCCGGGAAAAACATTTTTAAAGTTTTCCGCGCTGAATCCGGCTTTGATGCTGTATTCCGGCGCTTTTATGGTGATTTTCGTTCGCATTTCGCCTGCTCCAGCTTTAATTGCCATCAAAACCACCAGCCTTTATATTGATTCAGCATCGCGCGAACCGCTATGTCTATCTCGGTCGTAGAACCCTGTATCACAGCCTCCCGGTTGGTGTACCAATGGCCTATGAGCAGGAGCATGGCCTGTCGCACAAGGTAGGGTGTCTCCTCGTATCCTGCGGTGTAGGTTATGACTGCGCCGGGCTTGTTTACCGTCACGGTGCCGCGGCGCACGTCTGCGGTATACTCCACCGCCTCGCCGCCCACTGTAACGCTGTCCACGCTTATCACGGGGCCACGCGGGAGTGTCACAGTGCCGCTCACCTCCGGGTAAGCGGTTATGGACTGCTCCGCAAATGACTTCCCGCAATAGTTCTCGCAATATTCGCGGGCCGCGCTTATGAGAGGAGCTATTATATCCTTGTCCTCGCTGGTATCGCCGGGGTTATTCCGCAGATGCAGTTTTACCTCTTCGAGGCTTAGCGGTTCCACTGCTGGGGGTTGTCTTGTTATTACCATTGTCGGCCTCCATGGCTATGGCGTAACAGCCCCTGATGAGCTGCCGCGCCGTTGCCTCGTCTATGTCAATGATGGAGCCGGGCGGGGTTACTCCCTCCGGCCCGGCTGCTAAGGTCAACATTTTGATTTTCATCAGCTCGCCTTCATCTTCAGGCGGCTGAACGCCTCGCCTACTACGGGTGCGCCGTCGCCATAGTACTCGACAACGTAGCCTATCTCGTTGTTGACGGCGTACAGCTCGTTAAGCACCTGTATGTAGAGGCCGTCGCTGTCGCATACCCAATAGCCGGTTTTAAAGTCGCCGTATACTGCCACGTACTTGCCCGCGGCTACGGCGTTAGGCGCGTACTCGGACATATATACGGGAGCGCCCAGCAGCATATCAGGCTGTCCTGCCTGCACGGAGGGCTGCCATATATACTGGCCGTCGCTGTCCTTGAGCTTTGCGATCATCTTGCAGAGGTCGCGGTGCATTACCCAGGAGGCCCCGCGCATATACTGGCCCTTCACGCCGTATTTGCACTCTATCAGGTCGTCGGTGGCCACGGCGGTGGCGGAAGCGGCGGTAACGTCGCGCCCGGTGGCTATGCCGCTGTCAGAGGCGGTAAAGATGCCCAAAGGCTGATTAGTGCCCGTTCCGCTCATAAAGGCGTTTTCCTGCGCCGCCTCGATCTTGTACAATATGCGGTCAAGCACGGTCTGATCAGGGCTGGGCGCGTGGCGCATGAGGGTCTTGGATATCTTAATCAGTTTGGCAAGGCGCTGGGGCTTAAATTCGCGGCGGCCGAAGGCGATAGTCGCCTCTTCGGGGGCTGCCGCCACCTCGGTTGTCCATGCCACATCAGACGCATCGGTAGTCAGGCTGGGATACCCAAGGCTCTGTGCCTGACCTATGGGGCCCACAACGTTGCATATCTGGCGCATAAACATGTCATTTTTGAGCCCGGCTATGAGCTGGTTGACAAACTCCACGGGCGCGGTCAGATAACCGGCGGTAGCGTTTGTGCCAAGGGTCATGGTGGTGTTTTTGTATCTGGTTATGGACTCGGGATCGCCCTGCAGTGCGCGGGCAAATACTTTATTGCGCAGTATTCCGGCGTCCAGCTTGTCGATCACTTCACCGGCGGCGCGTTCCCGCTCGAGCTGCTTCTGTTCGCGGATTATGTTAGCGTTGAGCGCGTCAAACTCCTTTTCGAGCCGGTTATAGGTCTCGGTGGATTCCGCGTCCATCACGCCGTCTTCAAATTTGTTCATTATTTCGCGCATCTGGGTTGCGACATTTGCGCGATCCTGCATCATTTCGTAGAGCTTTTTCATCGGTTACTTATACCTCCAAAATTTTTAGTTTAGTCGCTCTGAATCTCTTGCGCTGCTCCTGCAGTGCGGTGTTTATATCTGCTGCGGGCTGGATTGCTCCCCCGTTGTCAGGCTCCCTGTTTTCCGGCGGTTCCTTCGGCGCGTGCTTGTACAGCGCAAACCACTTTTCGGTATCCGCGCAAGCCGCGACCTTTTTGTTTTCGATGAGTTCGTTTACAAAGCCCATATTAAGCGCTTCGGTGCCGCTCATCCACGTTTCTGCTGTCATAAGGGCGGATATCTCGTCCTTCTCCTTGCCGGTGCGGGCGGCGTATATGCCCGCTATCTGGTCGTTGATACGGTCGAGCTCGTCGGCGGTCTTGCGTAATTCTTCCGCTCCGCCGCCGGCGTATGTCCATGCATTATGTATCATCAACGTGGCGTTTTCGGGCATTTTGATGGTATCGCCCGCCATGGCAACAACTGATGCGGCGGAGGCGGCGAGGCCGTCTATATGCACGTTTTTTGTCGCCGGGTGGCGGTTGAGGATGTTGTACAGGCTAAATCCCGCAAAGATGTCCCCGCCGGGGCTGTTTATATACACATCGAGGGTGGATATATCCCCCAGCGCCGCCAATTCTTTTTGAAATTGCGCAGGGGTTATTTCGTCGCCCCACCATGGCGTATCGCTGATCTCTCCGTACAAAAAAAGCTCACCGGCGTTGCCGAGAGCTTTAAACTCCCAAAATTTATTCATTTTTCAGGGGCGCTCCTTTCGCTTGCGCGCTTTTAGGCGCGTTGAATTTTGCGTTTTCCAGCGGCAGCATGTTGCCGTTGATAAAATAGATCTTGCCCAGCCCGTTGGGTATGGGGTTCATATCCTCCAGCTCGCGGATATCGTCAGCACACATCACGCCGTTTTGCCGCATGGTGTTGTAGTAGCTCGTGCGGGTGGCAGTGTCGCCCCTCAGCAGGCTGTTTGTGTTGAATTTAAAATAATACTTCGCCTGCTCCGCCTCGCTCAACAGGTCACGGTAAAAGGCCTGCTCTATACGCACGGATAGGGGATTTATACAGTCACGTACAAACTCGGCGCTCTGCTGCTCGATGTTTGAGAAGGTGGCCTTTTCCAGATCCATGCACATATGCGGAGGTACTCCGAAAATGCGACATATCTCGGTTACAGCCCATTTGCGGCTATCAAGGAGCTGTGTCTTTGACATGTCCCTGTCCCACGGCTGCGCCGTGGAGCCGTTTTCCAGAAACATCCATTTCCCGGCGTTTTCTACGCCGTCGTAGTTGCTCTGGAAGTCCTTTTTGAAGCGCTCGTATGCCGCATCGGAGAGTTGCCCCGGATAGGTTATATAGCCGCCGGGGGAAGTACCAGAAAAGCCCCTTTGCGCGTATTGTGTCATGCTGTTATTCAGTCCCAGCACGCTTGCGGCTATGGTCATCGGGTCTTCCGGCGTGCGGTCGCCAAATCTAAAACCGGGGATAAAGACAAAATCGCCCTCCCGGAGCGTTTCTGTTATGCCGTCATAGGTGACGTATATATACTGTTCCCCGTTTTCCCGGTTGGTGTACACTTCCGAGCAGCAGGAGGTGGGCAGATTTTTGAGGTGTCGCACAAAGCCGTATCTGTCCCGCACTATGCGGAGATACCCGCCGCGAGTGAGCAGCATGTTTGCCACAAGCATTTGCATAAGCTCATACGCCGTGGTGGTGCGGTTGGGCAGCACATACAACAGCTTATACAGGGGATGATCCCGTGCCTTTTGTTTGCCCTCCCCGGTATTTTTGTACATGTGCAGGGGCAACGCCGCCATGGTCTTGCTTATCAGGTCAACACACCTGAATACCGCCGCGACCTGCAGCGCCCCCTCTGCGCTTATGGCGTAACCCTGCCCTGCAAGGTACATCTGCCATGCGCTATCATCTGATACGGAGGGCAGTGTTTTAACGTCCGCCGCCCGTATTTCGTATGTTTTGCCAAAAAGTTTAAATCTCTTCACTGTTTACCTCACACTATTCTCAGGCCGCGGTGCTCGTATACGCTGCGCTTGGGTTCCAGTTTTACCGCCGCCGCCATCGCGTCTATCAGGGCGCACATCGGGTCTATCCGCTCTATGCTCCGGTTTTTCATGGGTTTTATGTTCTCGTTGCCGTCCTGGGCTACTACTACATTGCCAAACGCCCAGCGCCCGCAAGGGTTCCTCTCGTGGGTCATTTCGCCCTCGCGTAGGAGCCGCTCAATTTCCTTCATTGCTGGGGACATGCCGCTCATGGTCTGGGGTATGGTGATTATCTTCTGCGCCGCAACCTCCTGCTGCATGAGGGGGCGCAGGGAATCTATGCGCCACTCGTCCGCCGCAATATATTTGATGTCATAGTCCAGCATGAGCTTGTCCAGATAGTTGGCAATATAGGCGTAGTCCACACAGTTGCCGGGGGTCGCGTGCATATGCCCCGCCTGCACCCATTTGCCAAAAGGCACGTGGTCCCGGTGCTCCCGTTCCCGCATGTTTTCCTCCGGGATCCACGCATCCACAAAAAAGCGCCACTCCGTTTCCTCCGGCAGCGGTGGGAAAAGGGCCGCCACGGCGGTCAGGTCGGTGGTGCTGGACAGGTCTATGCCTACATAACAGGGCCGCCCCAGCATATCGGATTTATGCCAGCCCCCTTCGGTATCATCCCATAGGGTGATGGGCAGCCAGCCGGTGCGTTTAAGCGAGATCCATTGATTGAGCCGGAGCCACCGGAAGAGCTTCTCTGCCGCCGGGCTGTTTCGGGCCTTTATCGCCTCGCTGCGCACATTCTCAATTTTGATGGATACGCCCAGCGAGGGATTGGCTAAGTACCAATTTGCTTCATCGTATATGTCCGCGTCCTCAGGGACGGTATAGATTTTGGCGTAAAACGCCGGGTCTGTCAGTTCGCCGCTCAGCACCTTTGTTGCTATTTCGTGCTGTTCCCATCCCACACTTTTGCGGTCGGGATCGTCGCCCGCGGTGGTGATGCACCATATGAGCTGCTCATTCCGTGCAGCACCCGTACCAAATGTCAGCACGTCCCACAAGTCCCGCTTGGGGTGGGCGTGTAGTTCATCTATGATGACCACGGAGGGGTTAAGGCCGTGTTTGGTCGCCGCTTCTGCCGACAGCACTTTAAAGCGGCTGTGTGTGCGGAGATTCAGCATTTCCTTCGTGCTGTCTTTGATTTTGATTATCTTGGACAATACTTCGCTTTGCTCCACCATGCTCTTTGCGGCGTTAAAAGCTATTGATGCCTGGTTCCTGTCTGCGGCGCCGCAGTATATCTCGCCGCCCGGTGCGTCCATGACCAGGTGATACAGGCTCAGCGCGGCGATAAGTTCGGTCTTGCCGTTTTTCTTGGCGATCTCCAAATATGCCATGTGGTACTGCCGCACCCCATCAGCGGTCACGGTGCCGTATACGGAGTTTATGACCTCTATCTGCCATGGTAAAAGCACAAAGGGTTTGCCGTAAAAATCGCCGGTATGTTTAAGGGCCTGTACAAACTCGATAACTTCGAGGGCCTTGTTCGAGTTAACCACCGTACTTGCTCAGATATGCGGCCATGGGGTCGCTCTCTACGGCTTTTTTCGCTGCTGCTACACCCATGCGAGCACGGCCCACCGGCGACAGGCACAGCTGCTCGGCGTATTTTATGATATTCTGCCCCTCCCGGCGCATGATGGTGATATATGGGTTTTCCGTTGGCTTGCCGTCCGCCGCCCGGTATATAAGCGGGCCGTTTTGGTATTCCGCCTCGGCTTTTTGGTATATCGCCACACTCTCGCAGTAGGCAGCGAGGGCGGATATGTCCAGATCGTTAATTATCGGGGTGTCGAGCTGGCGGTAGAGCTTTACTACCCTTTTCCATTCCTTCTTCGCCTCCGGGGACAGGCTTTTGGGTGGTTTTAATTTGTCGGAGCAACCGGTAGGTTCGCCATTCTCCCGGTTTTCCATTGTGTCTTTGGTATGCCGGTTTTTGCCGTTATCGACGAGCTTTAACGGCCTCGGCTTTCTTCCTGTCGACATAGGCTCCTCCTTTCTCAAATTCTGTATTTGCCTATGATTTTTTTGTGTCCTTTGACGCTGTTGCAATGTATGCAGGCGGGCTGGTGATTGGCGGTATTCCAAAAGCGCGGGTCGCCCGGCCCGTCAGGCGGGTCTATGTGATCCACGCACCGCGCCACCATAGTGCAGCCATCGTCCAGCCGCAGGGCGCAGAGTTGATGTTCCGGGGCCGACAAATACCAGCGGGAGTATTTGCTCCATCGGGCATCATATCCGCGCTGCCGGGAGCTGCCCCGCCGCTCGTCCTGGGCGTGTATCTGCTCCTGCTGCCGCAGTTCGCCCGCCGTCCGGTGCTCATCGCAGTATCGTCCGGCGGTCAGCGCATTACATCCAGGGTACTGGCAAAAATGTAGGGCTCGGCTTGCCATATTGCCGCTCATCTCCCTCAAAATGCTCAAGGGCCGCTCTTCGCAGCCCTTTTGATGGTATTATTATAGCACATAAAGAGTGTGGGAAAGTGTTGAGTTTTATTTATCTCGTTACAGACAACACGGTTAAGGCCCTGGGCCGGGCGTGCGGCAAAGTTTGGGATAATGATATAAGAGGGCTATATCAGCCCTCTTATACGGTATTCTCTTTACGCTGCTATTCTGCCTATCAGTCTGTCTACCCCCTGTCTCTCAAGGGTCTTCGCCCAATCAATCGAGACGTGCATTTGCTGCGCTATCCGCTCCCAATATCCCCCTTTTGCCACTCCGTATTTAACGTACCGCAGTCTTATTGCCTCATATTCCAGCGGCGGCAAACACATCACTTCAAATTCTATCATTCCCACCCAATGATCGAGATTTTGTAATTCGTCTTCCAGCCGTTTTTTCTTCTTTCGCAGTCTTTTTAATTCCCGCGAAGCTTTTATCACCGTGGCCGGAGTGCTGTCCGGCAGCTCGGTACCGTGCGGCAGGCCCGTAATCTGCTGCGGGTGAAGATCGTATTGCGCTTCGATCTCCTCGTCAACGCTAATTAACAACCGCTCTTTTTCCGTCCTCGTGCGCTCTGCATTACCCCAATACATCAGCAGTCGCCGCACGGCTGCCCGCTCATCTCGCCTTTCCCGCGTTGCTTTTTTCGGATTCAATTTCCCGCCTCCTTTTTGGATTAAAAACCGTCGTTTTTGATGTAATTTTGCAAATATTTTCGGTGACCAATTTGCCGCCGCCGTTTATTTGTAGTTTTGTTGTTTTTGGGCGCCCCATTGCCGCTCATTTTCAAAGCTTCTCAAAAATCGAAAAATTTTTCTTCCGATGGGCCGCCCCGGTACCACGGAGGGTTGAT